GTGTTCCGCATGTATTGTGATGACATCGTCACTTGCACCTTCAATCTGGTTGTATTCGCATTATACGATTACTTCCTTCCAGCGATTGTGCAAATTCTGCCGGAACATGCAACTCTCTTGTTGCCTAACTTGCGTCACATGCGGGTTAGTTACCTTAACTTGCCAGCGGTGTATAATGACCACTACTGTGCAATGTCTGCGACCATGCCCAAAATGCTGGATTGCATCGTGGACCATGAGTGGAGATGGAAGAAAATATATGCTGGAACAATAGGTTCCATCTTCCTATCCCTCATTGTTTGCATGTTGGCCCAGTGGTGTTGTGATCATGTTGTTGATATTAACTCAAAGTTGATATCCGTGATGATTAAGTTGACAAACCAAGTTGACTCCCCACGAAACATTCGCAATATCTTTTTAGACGTACCAATACCTGCAATAACGGTAGCTAAAAAGATGGCGAATCACACTCACCCATTGGCAGCATCCACAAGAAACTCGTCAACTGGGTTTATGGATGCATTTAGTCGTTGTTTGGGTAAATCTGCTTACTTCGTACAGAAAAGTGAGTCTGATGTTAACAAGAAAAGAGATGGTAGTCGTAATTATTATTGGGATAGAGATGTTAATGTAGAGTATGCAGGGTTTAGCCCTAACTCTGACCAAATAATATATTATGGCGACGTAGACTATTACATGGATATGCCCCATTATTTAAGTAATTACTATGGGATCCACGTAATTAGTACGTTTACACCAAATACTGTAACTGAAGATGAAGGAGAGTACACCTTCACTTTCAATGAAAAATCGGAAGTCATTTATAAGGTCAGTGGAGGAGCAACATACAAACACCAAGTATGGAACTATGCCACAGATGTCCTATCAGTCAAAAAGAAACTATGGTGGACCTTATATATTATGACTTATAATGTTGTCTACAACGTTGAAAAGAAAATGTTAGATAGACATCATTCAATAGTACTCCTGTCACCGATGAAGCGTTATTATGGTTTCCGTTGGATGAAGACATTAGGTCACGAATTGAGTAGACTGTCTTGCGTCAACAACGGCTTCCTTCGTATGCAAATTATGGATAAAGATGGAATTAAAATTTCTACTGGTAAAGTTATGAATTATTATTCCACGGTAGTCCCAGCTGTTTGGGATGAATCAATAGCAACTGCAGCTAAAGTTAGTCCGACTAAATTAAGCCCAGGCCTGTTAAGAACTATTTGCAACGATATTAAGCTGGACCAGAATCAGGCCTATTTATTAACTGATTACCATAACTCACAAGGTGTGTGGGGAGGTCCAACCGTTTACCCTATAGCCGAATCGGTATATAACTACACTTACATAACCCCATTTCCTATCGACGATGCCTTCAAAACGGTCATCCCATTCATGCATCCATTTATTCTTGATTGTTACGCGCCCACTGTTGGAAAGAATAGTGAGGTAAGAGCAATAGAAGGACGCGTCTTGGAACTTAGAAAGGTCAACCAAGTGCGCAGTCCCTTCTTAAATGACTGCATGATGGAATTCACCGACTTTATGGTTCCCGTGAAACATAAAGGACATCCGGTGGGATATGGAGCAGTGTATGACAGACAAAAACGCCCAGCTCAGGTCAATATCCTGAACCGGGCCTCCCAGCAAGTCGAACTTCCTGAAAAGAAGGTGACTAACATATTTTTAAAACGAGAAACATACCAGGATGTGAAGGACCCAAGGTTAATAACAGTCTACGATGGAAAGGTTAAGTTGGAGTATTCCACTTTCATTTACTCATTTGCTGATAATGTAATGAATGAAATGAAGTGGTATGCTTTCGCTAAAACCCCTATCGTCATTGCTGGCATTGTTTCAAGCATCTGTATGGGGTCAAAGAAGAATGTGGTCTCCACGGACTTGTCCAGAATGGATGGGCATGTAGTGGAGAATCTTAGAGACCTAGAACGTATGATCATGCTCGCGTATTTTGCAAAAGAATACCATACAGAACTATTAAGAATTTTGCTAGCACAGACAAATAACAGAGCCTATAGTAAAGAAGACTTATCTTTCCTGATGGAGTTCATCAGAGGTTCTGGGTCGTTGGAAACGGCAGTTATGAATAGTGTTTTGAATAAATTTATGGCTTATTATTGTTTCCGTAAAATGGGTCTATCACCAATTGAGGCCTGGGAAGCAGCTGGGATTTATGGAGGAGATGATGGTATGACAGCAGATGTTGATCCCCACACTTATGAGTTGGCGTGTGCCGAGTGTGGTCAGGTGTTGACCTGCGAAGAGTATAAGCCTGGTGAGAGAGGGGTAAATTTTCTTGCCCGGGTTTATTCACCATCAATTTGGACTGGAGACTTGGACTCAATGTGTGACATAAGAAGGCAACTTGCTAAGTTCCATGTCACCGTGAATCTCCCAGATAACATCACCCCCATGCAAAAACTCGTCGAGAAATGCGCAGGTTATATTGCCACCGATGAGAACACACCTATTATAGGAGAGATATGTAAGGCAGTTAGTAAAGTCACCAAAGTATACAAGGGCAACAACCCTAATTTACGTGGCATAGCAAATTATTTCTCCAATTTCACTAAAGAAGTTCAATTTCCGAATAATAATGTTGGCAATTGGATGGATGATGAGGTACATCGAGCTTTACCCACATTTGATTTCTCAATATTCAATGATTATATAGCTGGTGTCATGGCTGGCACCACGAGCCCACTGAAACCAAATTTATGTGAACCCGATAAGCAGTTGACTGCAAAATCCCAAGTCGTAATCAATGGCAATCTTGTTGGAGAGAAGAAAGAATCCCCAAGATTGCCACCATTACCTCATTGGATTAAAGACACCACCACGGGCATAGAGATCCAACCTACTAGTAATGTGAATTTTACGAAGTTGGAACTTCCTGCGCATGGTGTTAAAACACCGCCAAAAACTGAAACACCAAAGTCTATCGTGTTTGACGGCGGGCACGGTCACTTTAAACCTCTTTCATTCGATCCAACAAAACCCCCAAATTTTGATAATAACCCATTTGCTGCGTTATTTCCAACAAATGCCAAGCTCAAACCAAGGACAGAAACGAATAGTGAATCGCGGGCCACTGAGCAAAGGAATAGTCCAAGTGATAAAATCCCTAGTGCCACCGCCAAAACCGAGACCAAAGAAGAAATCGAAGATGGAGAGATTGTCAAGACGGGCAGCACTCCTCGGGAATTATAGCACAGCTTATGTCTCAAACCAAGGAGGTGTAAATCAACCTATGTTTGCCGCTACCGGAACTGGACCTATCCCTAGACCCCTTTCTGGTCTCTCAGACTTAGTAGATTTTATCATCTCTTACAATCCAGCAGACATTGTTCTAGGAGGAAACTCTGCCGGTGTAGCTGGCGGTACATTAGGTATCGCCTATTGGCAAGGTAGAGGTCCTTCTTTTTCAGGCGCTGGAAATGTGCTAAACAACGGAATGCTACCAGTTGCACCTGCTGATAGTCAAATCGGCAGAACAAATGTAGCAGACATACTTAAACATTATACACGTAGGGTCTTCACATCAATCAAAGTATATTTAACCCCAGAAATAACCAATACAACTAATAATGGGCTATTTGCAATAGCGGCCACGCGTGGAGGTGCTGATGCTGTTACAACATCAGTATCTAACGCAGCTACTATTGCAACTAACTCAGATACAGACGTCATGACAATGAAAAATGCAGCCCCGTTTAGGGTTTACGATAGTTTAGTTTATGATGCCACTTGGGCCATTGCCGGAGGTGATGGACCGAAGCAGAATGAATTCAACATCCTTAACTCTGATACGAACGGCTCATCTGTAGTTAACAACGCTGTAGACGGTGCTGGGCTCATCCCGTGCTGCCTTTATATGGGCGGTGCAAGTGGGTCTGCAGCAACTTCAGGCGTGAACACAGTTACACATAGATGTGTTATAGAGCTCACATTACACTTATTAGATTATAGAGGAACGATCACCCTTAGCACTCCAATGTTAAAGAAACCAATACTCCCAATAATAGAAGAGACCCCTTACGTAGAATGTTGTCCCAAATGTGACAAAGTACAAATTAAATCATCCTGTTGTTAACAAATATAAAATAACTGAATAAAATCAAAATAAAAACTAAATATTCCACACACCACTCCTCAAGTATCAAAACTCTGAAGTTTACAGGGTCAAGGAGTCTAAAGAACTG